GCTTGTTGGGCGATATAAATGTTTTTGACAAGCCATAATAGCAAGTCCGCTACTAATAGAAGCATCATGAGCTGTACGTTTTGAAATATCAAATCTAGCCCAGTCTTCTAAAGTTCTTTGAAAATACATATCACCATAAGAGCCCTCTAAATTTCCAACATACGTTTCTATGTAAGTTTCTATTGCAGCAGCATGTGCTTGTCGAATATCTTCAGATGAGTTAGGTATTCCTCCAAGTTCTAACTCTGTTTTTGACAATTTAATTGTTGTTTTATCCGGACGATTCATAGAGAAGCCTCTATATCCACGTCTTTTAAAATGATATAATAATCTTGGTTTATTATTTTCTGCTAATATTGGCATACCGTAAAATATGCAAGCCATTAAAACATCTTCAAAAAATATTTCAGCAGTTTGCGGGCGGGCAATGTATTCTAAAAAAAACTTGTTATTAGGTACATCACTGACCATTGACCAGGTTGTTAAACCATGCAAAGCCCCGTTAGATCCGCCTCCTCCGACTGTTCCTGAAATGTCATAAGAGTCGCATCCAAAAGCGCCTAGCCCATCATTACCCGGATGTTTAATTCCATTTTTTAGTATAACGTTATTTTGTAAAGATACAGGTGGTATCCAAGAAAGATTAAATCTTCCTGTTTTGTTTGGAGACCATATTACTTCAGTATCTTTAATTCCGTTTTTCCACGCAAATGATCCTCTTGTAATATAGCCTTTCATAGCCATTTCTTCATTATGATCTATTTGCTCGTAAATCTTTGTTAAATTAAATAACGAATTTACTGTTTCATCACGAAAAGCGTGTTTTTCAGATCTAGGAAATTGACGGTAATATTCATTAAGAGCATCACTGTCATTTTTTAATCCTTCAACTTCGTTGTTCCAATGATCAATGACTCCCGTAAAAATTTGCTCGCCATCAATTCCTTCAACCGGGCTTGGTGGAGTTTCGAAGACAGGATAACCGAACTTGTCGATAAATCCCTCGTATCCCCATTCCATAGGTATGAACAAAGAATATAATCCACTTGCAGTCTGACCATTGCGATTTCGCTTTGTAACATCTGAATTATAATATAGTTTTTTAAAGTTATCCCCTCCCTTTTCCAGTGCGTTAGAAGTAGAGCCCATCATGCATTTGCCAACTATTTTAGACCCGAGCCTAAGGCAGGTTTTTGTAACCCTCCAGTTGTTTAATATATTATCAGGTCGCTCCCATTTACCGGATTCATCATGAACTAATAGTTGTAACTTCTCACCATCATAGGAGTTGTCGCCCGTATTTTTCCAATCTATCGTTGTATCAAGCCCTCTGCCAATCTCTTCCTCTTGATTAGTTTTCTGTAAGGAGTTTCGTGTAAGCCTTCTTGACGGTACTTTATAAGATAATTCCGTCTTCGGTCTTTCCATTCCGTCTTGAATTGGTTTAAAGAAGAACGGGTAGTTAATGGAAATTGGTACAACTTTGTCCGTAAACATTTTTTTAGCATCAGCTCCAGACTTTGATAATATACCAAATCTGGAATCCTTTGATGTTGTAGCTTGGTTAACTGTTTCTGATGATGCCATAAAAGAGAACCCAGACCGTCTATTCTTGAGGTAGCACATTCCATAAGATCTCTTATCTGCTTTGCACGCTTCCCAGAAATAAAAGAATATTCTATTGGCTTGTCTAAAATCAGGCGATCCAACATCAATTTTTGTCCAGTTGAGGTATATATAGTGCGATCCTGTAATGTAACACGGTTCCCCGTTGCACATGAACCAATAGCCATTATTACGACGATCAAACTCATTTTCAATATACTCATAATATTGTTCTTTAATTTTATCGTCATAACTTTTAAAATCTAATATGTTTTTTATTTTATCTAAAGAAGCTGGCTTAGAAACTTTTTTAAAAACTTGAAATTCTTTTTTTAAGGTTTCACCATCTATATTATTTGGAGTTTTAGGTATGCCTACCTTTAAACCTTGAATTTCATATATGTCACCTAAAGTTCCATCTTTACTTATGATAACACAATCTAAATCTTCATTATAACCATATTCAAACCTCTTATATTTATTAAGGTTCTTTATCTTTTTATTAGATAAGTGATCTTTATGTATTTGATATAAAGTTTGTTTGTACATTATTTAACTCTATTTTCAACACCCATGAAGACCTCGGTTTTTTTATTTTCAGATTTTTTTTCAGTTAGCTCTTCAATTTTTTCAATTATTTTTAAAGAATCTTCTATTGCAACCCATTTTGCCTGCGCCGCTGTTTTAGCTTTTTCAGGATCCAATTCACTTAAATCTATATTTTGCTTAATAACTTTTTCAAGTTGTAGCAGAGCTTGTTCAGCTGCTTCTATTACTCGCTTCTTTCTGTCCATAATTTATTGTAACTTGATTAGATAAAATTCTATATAATTTTTCACCGTCTATTTCAAATTCATATTCTGAGTCGGGCGTGAACCCCACTACATCTCCAATAGACAATCCTAATGAGCTTAATTCGTCATTGCTATACACAAGCTCACCTTTTAATTTTTGCTCCTTCTCAGCGTTCCATTTGTCTTTGTTTATTAAAGGCTTTACAAAACAATATTCATCTGGACAATGCCATTTATTATTTCTTTTAAATGCAAATATTTGATCAGGTGCTACGAAGTATTCGTTTTCTTTTAAAAAGCTAGCACTGTTTTTTTCATTGCCACGAATATCTATCCATCTCCTAAATACATTATGGTGGACAATAACTAGATCTCCCTTCTTAGGGGTTCTTTGTGTTACTCCATACGCGGGTTCGCTAAGAACAAGACCCATTCTATTAACAAACATATAGTCACGCTCACTAATTTCCGTATTAAGTATTAATTCTTTTTGGTCAACTTTTGTTTTATTGTTGTACCTAGATTCAGTAGATATAATATAATTAAATAAAGATTTCATTTAATAGTCTAGATTGTATTCTACAGAAACAGCCATATTAGAATTAAAAAATTTCCATGGCAATATTTCTTCATTTTTTGTTATGTATATTTTATAGCCCCCTTCATCTTCAAGTATATCACATATTTTATGTCCCCCATATACTTCTTGACCAACCGAATAATGCATTGCTTCATTTTTATAGTCTTGGCCAATTGATATTTTTCTAATTAATTTCATTCTAGTAAGTCCAAATTGTTGTTTTAGGCGCGCCTGGATAACCAATACCCACGTGCACAAAATTGCTTTTTCTTGAGATGCCTATTCTTTCGAAACCTACCTCTATAGCGGCTTTAACTAATCTAAATGTTGCCTCGCCGCCTACGCAAGCAATATCAACAGCAGCACCATATGAATGCTCACCTGGCTTAGCTTTTTTAGCTTCAATAGGATGGTCGGGTCCTCTATAAGTTGATGTTAACTTAATTGGGAAACCATAAACTTCTCTTAGGTTGTCAAGCATTTCTAAAAGCTTTGGATCCATTTTATCAAATTCATTAAATTCAGATTCATTAAAGTATTTCATTGTATTATTTTTTAAGTTTACTATGTATATTAATTAAAGTATAGACAATTGTTAGTAATAAAACCCCTGTCTGTAACATGGGGTTTAAACCTTCCGCCAACGGCGAGCTTGCTAATAATGCTGTTATATTTATACCGTATATTTTTAAATCTGTCATTTGTGTCTATTATTACCCATAATTTTTTCGGCACCGCGTGATCCAAAATATCCTATGAATACAATTGTCATTAATTCTTTTACTGTGTCTAATTGCTCTATTTGCATATACCATCCAATAACAAAAGCTACTGTTAAAAATACTAACGTTAGTGGCCGTACATTAGAAGCTAACCAAGATCCAGATCTTGCATCAGCCACCCAACGACGCGTTATGCCATCAATTTCAGTTCTTTCTAATTCTAGCTTTTTAAGTGCTAATTCTTTATCAGCATCCGACATATCAGATCCGCCAATAATAGCTTGTATTACAGAGCCTACAGGAGTGTCCCCTGCAATTGCGCCAACAACGTTAGGAATTTTGTCTAATAAAAATTTACCAACGCCGGTATCTTTAAATTTCTTTTTTTCCATTGTTTATGCTATTGCCCAATAAATGTAAGTTTGTGTATTTGTATTATATTGACTATCATTACTAATAATTTCAAAACCAGTGGAATTAATATTCATAATATTACCCCACCCATTGGATGGCCAATCATTTTCAACTGTACCCGATTCAAATCGTAAATCTTTTGTAACTGGATTTGATGGGCTTCTTGTTGTATCTACAACCCGAAAACCTGTATTTCCCACGCCTTTAACCATTAAAAATCTTGGTCTAAACCCTGTCGTAATAGTTGGACCAGTTGTAGAACCATTTCCAGTGTACGTGCCTATTTTCTGATAACCAGCTACTGAATGGAAGCAGTAGG